CTGTAGATCAAACCACAGATGAAGCTGTAGATCAAACCACAGATGAAGCTGTAGATCAAACCACAGATGAAGCTGTAGATCAAACCACAGATGAAGCTGTAGATGACGCTATTGAAGATGCTATTTCTAGCACCAGCGACTCAGACCTTACGTCTACTACAGACGATCAAGGCGGTGGGCTAGCTGACGAAGCAACAGGAACAGAAGACAGACCTTTTGCAGTTCCTAATGGTAGTTGGATTTACATTGGAGAAGGACGCTGGGTTTTACCTGATTGGGACTTAATAGACGAAAGTTCTGTTATAGACAATAGGGACGGGACTTATAGCGTACCTTTAGATGTGTACGAAGATGACAGTGTTTGGCTTAGGACAGCAACAGATCCAACATGGGACCCAAATAACCCAGAAGTTTTTGACGTAGGAGACACTGGAGACATTGTTGGCTCAGGTGATCCCTATGAGCCTGAAGACCAAACCGTTGAAGAAGAAGGTGTTGATATTTTTGTAGACGTGTTTCCTGAGACCGGAGACGGAACAACACAAACAACTGACACTACAGTAGATACTGACGGCGACAACGTACCTGATGAAAATGACGATCTTCCAGATGACCCTACAGAATCAGTAGACACTGATGATGACGGCATAGGTGACAATTCTGACACTGATGACGATAATGATGGGGTGCCGGACGACTCTGACGCTAATTCAACTGATCCAAACACTGACGGAACTGAAGATGATGGCGATAGTACCGGAGGAGACAGTGAAGAAACTCCAGATCCTATTGTAGTTGATCCAGGAGACGGTTCTGGAGATCAAAACGGAGGAGAAGACGACGGTACTGGTCCGGGTACTGGCCCAGATGACGGTACTGGAGATGGAAAAGGCGGTGACGACACACCTGTTGTAGAACCCGTAACCAAACCAAAAGGTATGCTTGGGCAAGCCGCATTTACTCCGTACAAAGGTGGTGCAATCAGCCCACAGCTTCCTGGTTTTGTAGAAGTAGCGTACCAACCTAAAGACTACATGGCAGAACTCAATAGAATTATTGGTGAAAACAGCATGTTTAAAGGATTAATCTAATGACTTATCTACAGCTAGTCAACAACGTGCTGAGGAGGCTTCGGGAAACAGAAGTTACCTCTGTACAGTCCACATCGTACAGCAAGCTCATTGGTGACATCGTTAATGACGCTAAGAATCTTGTAGAGAACGCTTGGGACTGGTCAGGTCTCAGGACTACTCTTACGGTAACTACTACTGCTGACATCTTCAACTACTCACTTACGGGTAGCCAGAACAGCATTAAAGAACTTAACGTGTACAACGACACGTCTAATGTTGTCATGGACTACCAGACAGCTAAATGGTTTGACGATCAGTACATGCTTCAGGATCCTTTGTCAGGCTCACCACGGTACTACACGTATAATGGTGTTGACTCTGATGGAGATACTCTGATTGACTTGTACCCAAAGCCAGACGGTGTGTACACCATCAGGTTTAACTGTGTGTTACGTAATCCTGACTTAAGTGCTGATGACAGCCAGTTGGTTATCCCCTCGATGCCCGTAGTTCACCTTGCGGTAGCACTGGCAGCACGAGAGCGTGGTGAAACTGGAGGCACGTCAGCTGCTGAGTACTTCCAGATTGCTAACGGATACTTGTCCGACGCTATTGCACAGGACGCTAGTAGACATCCAGAAGAAGTTATCTTCTATACACCTTAAGGCGCATTTGTATGGCACAGGAACTCAAAAGCATTAATCTTGTAGCACCAGCGTTCAAAGGTATTAATACTGAAGACTCTCCGCTGGCACAAGACCCGTCTTTTGCTGAAGTTGCTGACAACGCAGTGATCGACAAGCGTGGGCGTATTGCTGCACGTAAAGGCTACAGCCTGCTTACTCAGGCTACGTATGAGTACGTTGTAGTGGACGACACCACAGGGTTTGAAGTAGACGAAACGATTACAGGAGGCACGTCAGGCGCTACAGCAACGATTACAGAAGTGTACAATGGCACTGTGTTACTTATTCAGGACACAAGGTCAGGGACCTTCAGTGCGTCTGAGACGCTTACTGGTGGAACTTCTGCAACAACTGCTACGTACTCCTCTACTCAAACAGGTGCTTCACTTGGGTCTAACCCTATACGTGCCATTAAGGAGTTCAGAGACGACGTAGGTAATATTAAAATCTTTTCGGTAGGTAACAATAAGATCCTTGGCGGTACAACGACTCTTGTAGACGAAACGCCAAGCGCCTACACGATTACTTCTGACGATTGGAAGATGGTAAACTTTAATGACAAGATTTACTTCTTTCAGCGTGGCTACGAGCCTTTGGTGTATGACAGTACGTCCGACGTTGTAGCTAAGCTTAGTACTGTAGCAGGAGCAGCTGGCGTAACCTCAAGCATGTACGGCAACGAAGTGTTAGCTGCGTATGGACGTTTGTGGACTGCTGACTTTGCTTTGGACAAGTCAACGATCTATTGGACTGACCTTTTGATTGGACATGACTGGTCCGGCGGTACGTCAGGATCTATTGACATTTCTAAAGTTTGGCCTGACGGTTTTGACGAAATTGTAGCTCTAGCTGCACATAACAACCTTTTGATTATTTTTGGTAAGCGTAGTATTGTAGTTTATGGTGGCGCTGATGCCCCCGCAACAATGTCTCTAGTAGACACAGTAGCTGGCATTGGTTGCGTAGGTAGGGACACAGTTCAGTACACTGGTTCTGACGTTTTGTTCCTGTCCCAGACTGGACTTAAGAGTTTTGGTAGGACGGTGCAAGAAAAGTCAATGCCTTTGACTACTCTGTCTTCTACGATTACCAAAGATATTATACAACTGATTAACGAAGCTAACGAGCTGTACAAAACAGTGTACCACCCAGAAGAAAACTTCTACTTGCTAACTTTTAACAACCAAAGCATGACTTACTGCTTTGACGTTAGGGGCACAATGGAAAATGGTGCGTACAGAGTAACACGATGGCCTGGAACTATCTTTAAGTGCTACGAAAGCAGAGACAACGGTGACTTACTTATTGGCAGTGTTAGCGGCTTAGGTAGGTACACAGGTTACCAGGACAACGGTAGTTCGTATCCGTTTAAGTACTTTAGTCCTGAGTTATCCTTTGGTGACCCTTCTAGGCTTAAGTTCCTCAAAAAAATCAGACCTACGATTGTAGGCGGTAGTGGTCTTAATATTTTGTTTAAGTGGGACTATGACTTTGGTTCTGCTTACAACTCAGCTTTTATTACACTCAGTAGCCAAGCAACGGCTGAGTTTGGTGTAGACGAGTACACTGTTGGTCAGTTTTCAAGCGGTGTCCTAACGTCAAAAGAAGCGATCAACACAAACGGCAGTGGAAATACTTTAAGTATTGGCCTAGAAGCAGACATTAATGGTGGACAATTATCTTTACAGGAAATAAACATACTTGCGCTGGTAGGTAAAACAATATGAGCAACTACACTAAACTTACTGATTTTGCTGCCAAGGACGCTTTGTCTTCTGGCGACACTAACAAAATCATCAGAGGGACTGAGTTTGAAACTGAGTTTGACAACATTGCTACGTCGATTGCAACTAAAGCAGACACAGCAAGCCCCACGTTTACTGGGACTGTAACCATGGCGGGTATTTCGTTTACTGGTACGTTGTCAACAGGCACGATTGACGGAGGGACGTACTAATGGCTATTGATTGGTCTGATTTATTCGGAAAAATAGGCGGGTACTTTTCCGACAACACAGCTACTTTAGGTGCGCTTGGTCTTGGCTCAGGTGGCTTAGCTCTTGCTTTAAAAGGCTATGAAGATATTGGAGGCATTGGACAAAAAGGCTATGAAGCTCTGTCCGGTGTTAGGGACGAGCAGGGGAATCTTGTTACGCCTGGACTAGCCCAAGAACTGTCAGGGATGCTTCAGTTTCAACCCTATACGGTAACTTCTGCTACTGGCGGTCAGTTTGGTATGACCCAGGACCCAACAACGGGTCAGTTTACGTACAACATGGCGTTGTCTCCCGAAGAACAAAAGTTAGCAACTGACTTACAAACGGGTGCACAGGGGTTAATACCACAGGCTACGACTAGAACTACTGCTTTTGATCCTTTACAGGCAGCAG